TCTTTCTTCTTTGGGAGTTAAACCATAATAGTCAACCACGGATCCCGGACCATAAACTTTTTCTACTTCCGCAATTATATGTTTAATATCATATTGATAGTGAGCCCAGATAATTGCTTTACCTTCTACATCTTCTAACACATCCATTAATTCTGTTATTCTATTATTTACAATGGGTTGTGTTGTTCCTGTATCATCAGTAAAATGACCACAAGTAATTTGTTGTAATCTCATTAACTGTGTCAAAGAATTTTGAGTGCTTGAAACTTTGCCTTCAAGTATAGCTAACGCTTGTTTTTTCATTTGATCGTACAATTTACGTTGCTCTGGAGTTAATGTAATTTGACGTTTAATAAATATTTTATCAGGTAAATCTAAACAATCTTCTTTTAATACACGATAAGAAAATGATTGTAATGATTCTGATAATTCACCCAGGTGTCTAAATTTAGATACAATTTGTATTGATCTACCGTGAGCGTGCATAGTTTTCATTTCTGCATATCTATTTCTAAAAGAATAATAAGAATGAAAATCTAAAAGAAACGGATCTAAAAAATAACATTGAGAAAATAAATCTAATGGGTTTTTAGTAACAGGAGAACCGGTCATGATACGTCTATACTTTGCTTCTTTACCTAGAGATAAAATATTTTTAGTACGTTTAGCAGAAGGGTTTTTAATAGTAGTAGATTCATCAATAGCCATTAGTGTATTATGACAAGACATAAATTTAGCTGCAAATAATTTACCTTTTTCTGTACTAAAAGCTTCAACATTCATAATTAAAATATGTAAGCCTTCGCCTTCTTGAAACAAAGTGTCTAAACTTTCTTGTTGTTTTTTTGTAATATTGGGTTGCCACAATACGGTCACATTCTCTATATGATCTGGCAAGTGAGTTGGTAATTCATTAGTGTACCAAGTACCAACAACACCTTTAGGTGCAATAATTAAAGCACCATTAACTTTGCCTTTATCATAAAGCATAGCTAAATTATCAATTAATACTTTTGTTTTACCTGTACCCATTTCCATAAAATAAGCATAAGTTTCTTTGTTCCACGATTTTTCTAATGCAGTCATTTGATGTGCATAAGGTTTTGTTTTAAATTTATAATCCATAATTTTTCTTCTTTCTAGTTGACAAGATAACATTAATAACTATATTGTCAAGTATGAAAGAAAATACAGTTTATGTAATACAAGAAGTTGCGGGCACTCAATCCGGTGCACCTAAAATTAATATTATGGGCGCAGCTAAATATGGTAAGTTTGAGTTTTTACTTCCAGAATTTTCACAAATAATATTTTCTCCTGGTCCGTTAATTTTTAAACTTAGAAAAGCATTAAAAAATTTTACGACAGAAGATTATTTATTATTAACGGGTGATCCTGCTATTATAGGTGTTGCATGTTCTATAGTTTCTGACATGACAAATGGTAAATACAATTTACTTAAATGGGATAAACAAGAAAGACAATATTATCCTATTCAAATTAACCTATACGAGAAAGGAGAAATCGATGTCAATTGATTTTGAACAGGACCAACAAAACACAATACAAAAAACAAGTGGTATTCAATCTCTTGCAGATCAAGTTGAAAGATTAGTAGCTTTACAAGAAAGACTTGAACTACAAGAAACTAATATGAAGAATACAAAAAAAGAATTAGATCATTTATCTGGAGAAGTTATTCCGACTATGATGTCTGAGATGGGTTTGTCTCATCTTAAACTTATAGATGGATCTTCAGTAGATGTGAAACCAAATTACAGCGCTAGCATTACTATAGCAAATAAAGATGCAGCGTTTGGATGGCTTCGTGAAAATAACCTAGGGGATATAATCAAAAATGAGATATCCGTATCTTTTGGGCGAAACGAGGATAACAAGGCAGCTGATTATGCTGCTCTTGCGGAGGGTCAAGGCTATCAGCCTCAACAAAAGTTGAAAGTTGAGCCTATGACTCTCAAGGCGTTAGTCCGTGAGCGTATAGAGGCAGGTAAAGAAATGCCAACGGAACTTTTCAACGTATATGTTGGAAATAAAACAACAATAAAAAGGAAACAATAACCATGAACAACGTAGTAAAAAAAGAAGAAGCCGGTCTTCCAGCAGCAAGTATGTTTGAAGCCGATGCAAACCAAGGCATAGAAAATATGTCTCAAGACGACATTGCATTACCTTTTCTTAAAGTGTTAGGACAACTATCACCAGAGATTAATAAGGTACATGCAAAATATAAAGAAGGTGCTGAACCGGGTATGATATTAAATACAGTTAGTGGTCAATTATATGACGGATCTAAAGGTGTGGATGTTATTCCTGTTCATTACAAAAGGCAGTTAGTAGAATGGCAGGATAGAGGATCTAGTACAGGTGCTCCAGTTGCAATTCACAGTGCTGAAAGTGATATTATGAGTAAGACAACTCGTGATAAATCTTACAAAGATAGATTACCAAATGGTAATTATATTGAGAACACAGCAAATCATTTCGTGCTTATGTTAGGAGATAACCCTACAACAGCATTGATTTCTATGAAAGCTACTCAATTAAAAATTAGTAGAAAATGGAACTCAATGATGATGGGTATTAAACTACAAGGGAAAAATGGTATGTTTACTCCGCCAACATATAGCCACATTTACAAACTAAAAACTGTTCAGATGTCAAATGACAAAGGAACATGGTTTGGATGGGATGTATCTCAAGTTGGTCCGGTATCAGATAAAAGTATCTACGATACAGCTAAAAACTTTGCAGAGCGTGTAAGCGTTGGTGAAGTTGAAGCTAAACCTGAGAATCAAGAATCTAAAAAAGAATTTAGTTTATAATATTCCTGCAAGGAATTGGGCGGGGAAGCGAGAGTGGATCCGCCCATTTTAATTTTAATGAAAGATGTAAATGAATAAAGAACCTATAAATTATATAGATTGGTTAGAGTTAGGAAGGGTTATTATACCCTGTCTAAAGGGTACGCCTAAGGTCAAAAAGTATACTGACCCAGATTTTAAAATAGAGAAAGATATATGGAACAGGGATCACGAAACAGCAGAGATAGCATTAAGATTAGATCATGACGTTGATTTAGACGTTGATAATGAATTTGTAAAAAGATTTATTGATTACTATATTAAAGATTGTGGTGCAATTTTTGGAAGAGAAGGTAATCCAACTAGCCACTATCTTTGGACAAATAGAAGTCAAATCCCATTTAAACAATTTAAATTACCAGATGAATTTGAAAAAGACTATGAGGCTTTTCCACATGGCTCAATGATATGTGAACTACGAACTGAAAAAAAAAGATACACAATAGTTCCAGGATCTTTACACAGTAAATCAAAAACAAATGTGAGGTGGGAAAAATTTGATGAGATAAGAGAGTATCAAGGAAACCTATCTATAGATGTAGGTAAGGTTGCTTTATCTGCAGCACTAACAATTATATATCCTAGTACAGGAAGTAGAGATGAATACTGCACTGCAATTGCAGGGATTTTAGTTAAAAATACAGATTGGACAGATGAGGAAATAAATAATTTTATATCTAGGATTGCAGAACACGCAGATGATGAAGGTTTAGCACAAAGATTAAAAAAAGGAACTTCAAGTAGAAAAACAAATAGAAAATTTGGAGTAAATAAAATTCATGAAATTACAGGTTATAGTCATAAAAGTATTCAAGGTTTGTTTAATTGGATTGGAATATTTCAAAACGTTACAACTCAAATATCAAAAGATACTATTGAAAAAATTGAAGAGTATGGAGCTAATAGATATTGGGTGCACTTAAATGTACCAGAAAAAAAATCAGAACTTTCTGATTTAAAAGTGGTTAAAAGAAAAATATGGATTGACGGCGAATCACTTATGAATCAAAAAATATTTTATGACACTGCAATGAGTCAAGCAAAAATATGGATTCCAAGAATGACTGTCAAAGAATTTGAAGAAATAATGATGTCTAAATTTTACTCCAGAGAAAAATCAACAGATTATGTTGAAGAAGCAGAAAATGATTCACAGTTTAAAATGTTTTTTTTAAGTTATTTAGATAACAAAGGTGTTTATATGGATAAAGAACAACTCGCTGTTTATAAATTACCTTATTATAATGCAGATAAATCTAGAATAGAATTTAATTTAAATAATTTTGAACAAGAATTAATCAAAAACAGAGTTAATTTAAAAAGAGCAGATCTGGTTATGAAAGTTCAAACTGTTTTAAAAGCAAAAAAAAACCATGGTGAATACAATAATAAATCTTGTGTTGCTTGGTTAATAACTGGAGACAAAATTGATAATAATAAATTAGTGTGGGAAGGTGAATCTGTTTATATAGGAGACGATTTAAAAGAGGTAAAAGGTGAGTAATTTAAAGATTCCAGAATTTATTCCAGGACCTCCAGGTACAGGTAAAACTCACGTGTGGCTTAAAAATAAATATACTGAGCTTTTAAAAAAATATCCTTGGGATAGAATTGTAATTTTATCTCACACAAATACAGCAGCTGAGGAAATTATAAAAGCTGTAAACAAATTACCAGAAATAAAAAACGTGCCAGACACAAACTTGCAAGATCAAATATGTACAATTCACTCTTATTTTAGAGCAGAGTATTTAAATATAAAAAAATATGAACGCGAAGATCATACAGTTTTTTGTAAAGAAAACTCAGGTATGAATATTGTAGAAAAAAGAACTCCTTGGGATAAACATCCTCTTTATGAGTTTATTTCTCACGCTCATGGTAAAGGTTATGACCTAACTTCTGATGTAGAACTTGAAAAGTATTGGGCTCTTTGTGAAAGATCTCGTTATCAAAACTACCGTCTTCAAGGTGAAGGAGGAATATTAGAATTAAAAAAACAATATGACAAATATAGAGAAAACCCTAAACACAGAAGAGTATCTTTTGTAGACATGATAGATAATTTTATAAAAAAATCAGAAGTACCAAAGGACATAGATGTTTTAATAGTAGATGAAGCTCAAGATTGCAGTAAACCTCAAATACATGCTTTACAAATAGCTGCTACACATGCAAAAGAATTTATTTTTATAGGTGATGCCGATCAAACCATTCACGAATATGCAGGATCAGACCCTGAATATTTTTATCAATTAGCTAACACAGAAGAAGCAAAGGCTAACGAACTTACAGAAGGTTTAAGATGTGGCCAGACTATTAATAAAATATGTAAAAATATTATTAAACCTGTATGGAAAGATAAAGGTAAGCTTTCAGAAAGAACTTGGACTCCAACTGATGTTGTTGGAAACTCATATTATATACCTGGATTAGATCAAGGGTGTAAAGCAAAAGATACTTTAATTAATAAAATTTTAAATACAGACGAGACATTTTTATTTACCTACAGAGGTAATCCTACTCATAAATCTATAAATACATTTCTTCAAAATAATGGAATAGATTATAAAATGGTATCAGGTAATGCTCATGTATCTAGAGAACATTTTAATTGTTTTAAAAATTGGAAAACTTTTATGAATGGTAAAGTTTCTAAACAACAAATAAAAGAATACTGGAAGTTAATGGGTTTAGAAGTAATAGTTTATGGTCAAGGTAGTGTTGATAAACTTAAACCTTTAATCGATAGAGATTACAATATACAGGAACTTATAGATGCAGGTTATTTAAAACCTAAAATAAAACAGTTTGAAAAATTTTCTCAACTTTTAAATTATGAAGAATTATCCGATAATAAAAAATTAATTAGTAAAATACCTTATATAAATAAAGTTTTAAATAAGGGTATGGACACAACTAAAAAACCAAGAGTTCAACACGATACAATACATAAAGTAAAAGGATTAACTTTTGATAATGTAATAGTAGATTTATCAACATACTATCCGGAACCTCGTAATTATGAGCCGAAAAGATTAGCTTATGTTGCTTACAGTAGAGGTAGAATAGATTGTTGGACAATAGGATCTTCGGGTCCTTATTCTTTAGCAGGAATACAAAACAACAGAAGAGAAATATTACAACTTTAAAGGAGGAAACATGACACATAAAGATGATTGGGATAGTACATTTCCACAAGAAAAACAAATAGGAGGATCACATTACAAAAAATTTAAGATACAACCTTACGAATTTATTTCTAAGAATAATCTTAGTTTTTTTCAAGGCAACGTTGTAAAATATGTTTGTAGATACTTACATAAAAATAAGATAGAAGATCTTGAGAAGATAAAGCACTATTGTGATTTAGAAATTAAAAAAATGAAAGATAAAGATAATGTGTAAAACTCCGGAAGACTTGGATCTACAAGGTGTAGATACAGTAGCAATCGATATAGAAACATATGATCCTAATTTAAAAACAAAGGGTTTAGGTGCAATAACAGGAGATGGTTATATAACTGGTGTAGCTGTAGCAACGGGTAAAGATTCTGTTTATTTTCCGTTACGTCACTCTGATAAAAAATTAGATTTTAAAGAACTCGAAGAGTTTTGGGATCAAATAAATAAAAAACTTTTACAAAACAATAAAATTACAAAAGTATTTCACAATGCGATGTATGATGTTTGTTGGCTTCAATCTGTAACAGGTAAAAAACTTAAGGGACGTATCGTTGATACTATGGTTGCTGCATCTGTAATTGATGAGAATAGATTTAAATATTCATTAGATGCTTTGTCCAAAGATTATTTAAATGAAGGTAAGTATAAATATGATTTAGAAAATTTAGTTTTAAAAGATTCTAATGGAGTTAAAAAAAATGCTATATCTAATATGCACGAAGTGCCTTTTAGTATAGCTGAACAATATGCAAAACAAGATGTAAACTTAACTTTAAAATTATGGGAACTATTTGATAAAAAATTAGACGAAGTATTATACATAAAACCTGAAACTAAAAAAGAGTATAATCTTAGAAATATATTTGAATTAGAAACAAAATTATTCCCTTGTTTAGTTGACATGAAATTTAAAGGAGTTAGAATTGATGTCGAAAAAGCTATACTGTTTGGAAGACATCTTAAAAAAAGAAGAGATCAAATATTAAAAGCAATACAAAACAAAACAGGTATTAGAATAGATATTTGGGCCGCTTCTTCTATTAAACATTTATTAGAATATTTAAAAGTTAAAGATTATAAAGTTACACCTAAATCAAAATTGCCTCAACTACCAAAAGATTATTTAAACACGCACAAAGAAAAATCTTTACGTATGATAGCTAAAGCAAGAGAGTATGACAAAGCTGCAAATACATTTGTAGATGGTTTACTTGGTTATGTTTATCAAGGAAGAATTCACGCAGATATAAATCAAATTAGAGGAGATGGTGGAGGGACAGTAACTGGAAGATTTTCAATGAGTAATCCTAACTTGCAACAGATTCCTTCTAAAGGTTTTATAGGTAAGAAGATGAGAGAACTTTTTATACCTGAGGAAGGCCATACATGGGGTAGTTTTGACTATTCTCAACAAGAACCAAGGATTGTAGTGCATTACGCAATAAAACAGGGGTTAGAAAAAACAGACGATTTAAAGAACCAATTTAATAATGATAAAGCAGATTTTCATCAAATAGTAGCAGACATGGCAAAAATATCTAGAAAACAAGCAAAAACTATTAACCTTGGTTTGTTCTATGGTATGGGAAAAGGTAAATTACAAGCAGAGTTAAATTTGGATAAAGATCAAGCTAAAAAATTATTTGATACTTATCACAATAAAGTCCCTTTTGTTAAACAATTATCAGATGGTTTAATGAGATTTGCTGAGAATGAAAAATTAATTTTTACTCTTGAAGATAGATTTTGTAGATTTGATAAATATGAAAGTGTTAATAAAAGATGGAATAATAAAGAACGTAAATTTGAAGAATGGGATCCAGAAGCAAAAGAGATTAAACAAACAGATGGTACAATTGCGTATGAAGGCGATTGGATTGCTCCTAAACTTATGTCAAAAGAGGATGCTTGGTCTAAATTTAAACTGTTATTTAATGCTAAATCAAAATCAAAAGCTGAAGGTGGTGATGGTAAAGTTGAAGAACTTACAGAAAAACAAAGACAAGATTGGTTTAAAAATTATTTTGTTAGTGCTTTTACTTACAAAGCTTTAAATAGATTGGTCCAAGGATCGGCTGCTGATATGACAAAAAAAGCTATGGTGATGCTGTACGAAAAAGGTATAATACCTCACATACAAATACACGATGAACTTTGTGTATCTATCAAAAACGAAGAAACACGGATCATGGTTCAAAAAACAATGGAAGAAGCAATTATTCTTAAAGTTAATAATAAAGTAGACTATGAATATGGACCTAATTGGGGTAGTCTTAAAGGATGATAAATTATGGCATACTTAAACGCAAACATACCACCTACCTACGCACAAATAAGGAGAGAATTTTTATATGATTGTAAAAAACATCACGGCGAAGTTGAAGACTGTATTGTCTTTGGGATATCGTGTATGTCTGGAAGGGCTATACTATGGCACGCTATTATGGAGAACGGTGCAATATTTTATCGCTTACCAATTACGGCTTTTATTCAACGTGGTTTTAAACCGGAAGCTGTTCCACATAGACGACTTGATGAACTTCAGCTTTGGAATAGTTTTAGTTATTACCCTGCTGTTACTTTATTTGATATTTTAAGTGGCCAACACGGTAAATACATAGGTAAAGATAAAAAATGGCATCATGGTAATTATCTATTTACCATTGACTTTGCTCATCCAGATAGTAATATACTAGATACGGAACATTCCGAAATACCGCACGAACATAAGTGCGCTCACATAATAGCCTTAAATGATGGTAATTATGCGGCTCAACCTAACAACAGAATAATCTGGGATCTACCTTCTTTCACTGTGAAAGATAATATTCCTGACTGGAAAGTCCAAACTAACGAATGGACTGTAGAAGACTCAGGTGCATGGCAAACGGAAGATACTGATAAGTTCTTTTATGAAATTGAGGAAAAGAAACATGATTAAATGGTTAATTGAAAAAATTTTTGGTAAATTTTGTAAATGCAAAGATGAGCATTTAGCAATGTATGAAGATGTTTTGAAACCAGACATAAAAGTTGTTTGTGAAAAACATCCAGATAGTTTTAAAAAAACTTGTCCAAGTTGTAGAGCGGCAAAGTAATGGAGGGCCTACGCATGGATTACAGATTTACAGCTGTATTAATATTAATGTTAACCTTGTTAGCTTTATTTGGTGGACCAGTGCATTCAGCAGAATCACAAACAAATATTAGTGGGTCCAACACAAGTATTGAAGGAGGGTATACAGGGGGAGCAA